TCGCCGGGTTTTTCCGGAACTTATTGCCAATAAGGTAGTAGGTGTTCAACCAATGCAAGGTCCAGTATCTCAGGTGTTCTACCTAGGTATGGATCGTACAATTTCAGACTCTGGCGCGACGCAAGGCGTGTACAGTAAGCACAACCTTACTTACAGAGGTCTTCAAGCATCTGCTCTAGGCAAAATAGGAGGCCTTGATGCTGGTGCAGGTACTCTGGCCACTTCTGCCATTAATGCCTCTGGTAATACTATGGGCGCGCAAATTGCTGCTTTCCCTAATACTGGTTCTCTTTCACAGTGGGCTACGTCCGCAGGTGAAGGTTTGGGCGTTAGTGGAGCTGGAAGAACAGGTGAAATTCCTGATCTTAGCTTCCATATCGAGCAACAAGCCGTGATTGCCAAGACACGTAAATTCCGTGCTCTATGGACAATCGAAGCTGCTCAAGACTTGAAAGCTTATCACAACCTCGATCTCGAGCGCGAACTAACTGACCTTCTAGGTAAGGAAGTTGCTCTTGAAATTGACCGTGAAATTCTTGAAGATCTTCGCTCAATCGCTTATGATCACGTTGACAATGGTCTGTTTAACAGATCTGCGATGGATAACAGAGGCTCTAACAGATTCCCAGGCACTCACGATGCGGGTGTTAATGGTGACTACGAGTATGGATTCACTCCTGATGATGAAGAAAATGTTGGTAAAGACAAAAACGTAACGTTTATTGATTTTGCTACAACTGCTCTATCACTAGCTCCACGTCACGTAGGTGAGGTTTACTCTAATCTTGTTGCAGCTGTTAACTTTGCCGCTCAGGATATTTACAAGACTACTTTCAGAGGAGCTGGTAATTACATTATCACTTCTCCACTAGTCGCAGCTATGTTACAATCAGCTGCTAAACTAGAAGGTGGTATTGATTCTGGCGAAGCTGGTGCCCTAGGTGCTAGTATTCAGTACAAAGGTAAGTGGCTAGGTCAGTATGACATCTATGTAGACCCAATGTGGCCTGAGGATGAATTGCTTATCGGTTACAAAGGTACAAATGCTATGGAAACAGGTTACATATACTCACCGTATATTCCTATCCAAATGCTTCCAACTGTTGTGGATCCTAATAGCTTCCAACCACGTAAGGGTTTGATTACTCGCTACGGTAAGACTGCTATTGCTCCATCGTCACGTTGGTACCGTATCATTCGCCTAGTAGGTGCTGATAGTCGTTACTTGACACAACCGTTCGGTACAATGGGTCAGACCTTTAGCGCAGCCCACGACGGTAGCTAATAGAAACTAGATAATTGTTTTTAAATAAGAAGGGGGCTTTATAGCCTCCTTCTTTTGCTATATAATGGAGAGGACATTATGAAATATAAAAACACAACAAATAACCCCATTTTCCTTAAATTGAATGGTAATACAGTAGTAGTAGCTCCAGGGGAAGAATTAACAAGCAGTGAATCCTTAGCAAGTTTTGGACTAGTAGCTTTTCCCGTAGAAAAGCCTAAGACCGCACCCCCTGTTAAAGTAACTCCTAAAAAGGAAAAATCTACCCCTAAACCAAAACCTGTAAATACTAATGAGCACAAACAATTCACAAACACCGACCCGTCCAAAGACTAGTTGGGGTAACACTACCGCAGTAAAGGTAGGCTCCTCTAGTGACGCAAGCGCCCATACTACGTTTGGAGACATTGACTACGATACCTTAAACCGTAGTAGATTCTCAGACTCTATTGAGTTTAACAAGTTTTACGCTAGTCTTAAAGATTCTATCCTATCTCGCTTAGGTTCCCCTGTAATTAGAGTGGAGCTTACAGACCATCAGATTCTAACTGTAATTGATGAAGCTATCTCTAAATTAGATTATCATGCACCTCAATGGTGTACGAACTTCATGTCATTCACGACTCAGGTAGGTAGAAACTTATATGAGTTACCTCGATTTGTAATGAACAACCTACAGTATGTGGTTTACAAGAAATCTCTCCTATCCGTAGCACAGCAGCAAGGATCCTTAGAGTTTGATTTCTTTATTAAATATTTTCAGGATAATTTTCTTTTTAAGGATTTCCAAGTAACCGACTTCCTCATTATGACTATGCACCTAGAACAGATGCGTAAAATCCTTTCTATGGAAGGTTCTTTCGATGTTGTGGATAATAGGTACATATTAATCTATCCTATCCCAATGCTACCCGAAGAAGTAATTATTCAGTTCAGAAGTCTTAACAGTGACACCTTACACCCCTTCTATATCAACTGGGTACAGAAATTCGCTACAGCAGGCGCTCAAGTTATCTTAGGAGGTATTAGAGGGAAGTACACAACTTTACCATCGCCTGGGGGTGGAGCGCAATTAAATGGCGCATCTCTCATCGAGCAAGGAACAAACGAGATGGCACGTCTAGAAGATGTACTCCTATATGAGATAGAAGAGCCAGCCGCATTTACAGCATTCTAATGGCAAAAGGAAAAAATCTTAGATATAACTCACCGCATGATATTAAAGTTTCATTTGCGGATGAAGAGATGTTTTCTAAGAGTTCAGGGGAGTTACACATGTTTGATGAGGATAACCCGGATACTAGGCTATTCGATTCTGTAGATGGTGAGATGATTAGGATAGCAGGGTCAGAGCTTTTAATATTCCGCTACACAAGAGATGAGAATTATGATACTGTCTATGACGAGCACGCTGGGAAGGTTATATATCATAAACCTGTAAGTGTATTTGGTCACTACGATCCGAGACCTGTGGAAGAAGAATTAAATGAATTTGGAATTGAATTAACAAATGACCAAGTATTTACGTTTAATAAGACTACTATAGAGAGGGCTATCGGAAGACCCTTAGTATCTGGGGATGTAGTAAGACCTAGATTTCAAAATATTTATTATGAAATTTTTGAGGTACAAGAAGATAGTTTCGAATCTTACGGAGTGTATCACTTAGTGTGCGCTGCTAAAATGCTAAGAGACGCTAAAGACCTACTAGGGAATCAATATATAGATGATAGCCAAATAGAATAATGAGAGCACCAGACTACTTTAGACAGAAGATTCAGGAGTTGGAGTTAAAAGCTCCTTCTGAAAAATCTAATTTTTATCGGGAATACACTGAGTTTATTTTGAATAAAATGAAGACCGTTAGCTTTATCGACTCTGAAGGTAAAGACACAGAGGTTACCGCATTCTTTGCAAATCCAGAAAGGGCTATTGCTAAAATACATGAAGACCGTAGTTTAACGTTACCTATCATCACCGTATCAATAGACGACATCGATGAAGACTCAGACCGTAGAAGGGCTGATCATGTTTTAGATGTTAAGACAGTTTGGGATAAAAAATCACAAAGAGCGTTGAGGGTAATCTCAAAAGCTTCCAAACCTTTAAATCTAGCATTTTCGATTAATATTTGGGCCAAGTACGTAGAGGACGTTAACCAGATATTAGAGACTATTATGTTCATGTTCAACCCCGCTTTAGTTTTCAAAACGTCTAATAATAGCTCTACCAAGTCTTATATAGAGCAGATAACTGATAATTCCACAATGTCCGCTCCTGATACTAAAGACCGAGTTATCCGTAAAATGATTGTATTAACCGCTGAGGCGTACCTAGCCTACCCGAAATACCTAGTAACCTCGACTGGGGAGATCGAGAAATATAATATTGATGTTATTATTGACGAAAATTAGTAAAATTCCATCCTAGCTCTTCTAAATATTATAGAGGTATTAATAATGATTACTGTAAAGAACTTAACAACACAAGGCCGAGAAATAATTTTCAAGGACGGCAACGAATATATCCATTACTGGCTGAAAGGTCACGAATCTGTAACTATGCCTGATAACTTTATTACAGAAACAGTAACTGAACTTGCTCGTCGCAAGATCCTCAAACTCAAAAACTCTTAAATAACTATGCCTACCTACTCAAGCCCTGGAAACTACGTAATCGAGAAAGATTTCTCAGAATACGCACCTGCTGTTAACTCCTCAATTGCCGGCCTCGTCGGATTTGCATCTAGAGGACCTGCAAACAAAGCTACTTTAATTACTAGCGCAGCTCAACTAATTAGAACCTTTGGAGAAACTAATGATACTCACGGAGGTCAAGGATTACTTGCCGCTTTGGAAATTCTCTCTAAGACTAATTCAATTTACTATGTAAGAGCTGAAGATGGAACAACCGCTTCTGATGCTTCTGCAGGCGTAGCCTACGGTTCATGCCCTGCAATCTATGTATCTGGTATGGGTGCTGCTGACATTACATTCGCATTTTCATCTACTGATCAAGCAGGAACTTCCAACACCCCTAATGGTGATGGATACCTTCTACCTGTTACTTTAGGCGCTAGTGTTCTACTAGACCCTGCTGCCGCAGTTTTGAGCGCACAAGCAGGTATTGAAACTAACACTTGGCCGTGGACAGCGGTATCAGGTCTAGACGCATCCAGTGTATGGTTTATAAATAATCACGCTGGCGCAGACGCCGAGCTGACTGTGTCATCTAGTGTGACAGAATTAGTTTCTACTGTAGATTCTAAAGGTTACGCAGCAGACGCATCCGGCACTAGCGTAACCGCTAGTGGAACTACAGCCCTAGCAACCGCAGATGGAGGAGTTTACTACGTAGAATCCCTGCACTCTGGAGGAGGGTATAACGCTTCCGCAGTAACCACTGTAAACGGTGTAACTAATAAAGGTCTAAAAGTTCAAGTAGAATCTAAGACGGGTAAGAATTTCCAGCTAAGTATTTTAGATGCTGGGGTTGTTGCCGAAGGTTTCACTATGAACTTTGAAAAGAATGGGACAT